TTTATTAAAAGACTCAATAATCATTACGTTTAAGCTTCTTGTATCTCTTACAACTAGTTGTATTTCTTTTACAAACTCATTCCCAGTTTCAAAATATATGTCAACTCTATTTATGTTGTTCACCATACCAAGATTATCTCCAGTCTCGTAATCTATTCCAAAATTACCAGCTCTAAACCCAACGGCTGAGAATGGTGCTAACGAGCTATACTCATTGTCAACATATTTATATCTATAAGAAAAGTATACAAACTTTTCTTTTAAATTAGTTGAATCAGGATTATTATCTTGAGACATGCTAATGTATGGAGCGTTCAATGGTGGAGCCATTATAACGCTAATATCGTCAGCTATTGATGGATCATCAGCTGTATATCCCTTGCATCTATTTATATTGATTCGTCTAGGAGGATTATAGTTATCTGTCCAAAATAAATAGTCATTGTTATCTTGACCCTCTATATAGTTTATCCCTGTTACAATATAATCGGGGCTAAAATTAAGAGGGCTTCCTGGATTTGGTTTAGAGCATTGCAATACTCTTATTGTCTGTTGACTTAATACATTATGCTCAAATATTGCATCAAATTCATCGCAAGTAACAAGCCAATAAATTAGATTTTTAGGCTCATAAGCTATTGCACCAATAACAATTGGATTTGTAATAGTAGCTGATGTAACCAGTGCAGATATCGGTGTTCCATTAGGAAATTGAGCAGTTACACCACTCAAAGAATTACCATATGCATTTTGTATGGCACCTACATCTCCTGCCGCATAACTATTTACAGTTATATTTTTAGCATATCTATAGTAACCATTTGGCAATAACCTCTCATCGAGGTCTTGATTCATTACTCCCTTTTGAAATGTTCTACTAATTTCAGCCATAACTATTTAATCCATTTGTCTCTACCCCTTAAGCTCATCAAGAGTCTAGACGGATGCATGTTACTTAATCTTATTTTTGCGTTTCTTAGATTTGCAGACTTCTCGTCTCTAGCTCTTCTTATGGCGTATTCCTGAACACCAGTCTTATTGTTAAGTATAGCCCACTTTAGGTATGAATATATATACTCCTCGGCTAACTTATTTATGCTTATTCTAGAATCATCACCGTTTTCCATTCCGTCTGATATGTATTCTAAAACAATTTTACCATATTCAACTCCACTAGTAAAATCAATTACGCCAGCAGCTTTGTTGATTGTGAAACGAGGATTTTGGTTTGCGTCTTCGGTGTTTAAACCAAAACGACTGCCCACGTTATATCCAAAATACCAATCCCCTTCGTATGCCCATCCATAGTATCCGTTGTATGGGCCAGCTCCTGTGTATAATTGTTTGTCTTGTCTTAAGATATCCAACTTAGATGTGCCAGTTACAACTTCACCATTGGAGTCAAATATTATGTCTAGGTTATTGTCTTGTAAGTATGCGTTAGCAGTTATTGCAGTACGACTTTCTACCAAAGGAATTAATACATTACCCTTTAACAATGATATTCTAACATAGTTTATATAGTCTGGAGGAAGAACCATTTTGAGTTCTTCTCCAAGTTCTAACTCCATGACTTTTATATTTCTTAATGCGTCATAGTTTATTTCTTGTATCGCTCTTTTAGCGTGGAACCTGACTGTATATATTTCAACGTTGTTTACCAACTTATCATTACCAACATACATTAACATAAAGTTGTTAATTATGTCCTTTAAAGTAACATACTGATAACTACCCCAGTTAGCGTCTTGAGGAACCGTACCATTATTGGTGTAATATTGATAATTAGTTATGTATGACATTTCTTACTGTGTTTGCTGTACTGTTTGTAATTCCTCTGCTTTAGCATCCTGTACAACCTCAGACTCTCTAATAGAAAGACCTGAATATTGTAATATCTTAGTCACCAAGTTAGGTAACTCATCATATGGCAACTCAAAGTCTTGAAACTGAGCGTTTGTTGAGTCAAATATTGGCTCTCCACCAGCAATTGTTGTGTAAGTCCAGTTTGGATCATATGGTTGTCTAACGTATCTAATCTGTAAATTGGTGGCCGTAGGCGCACTAACTATATTCATTAATGAGTTAGGATATACGGTTAAAACTCCTGGAGTATATGTAGTTGGACCAACAGAAACATCTGAAGTCAAAATATATGCTGGATAATCAGCTGTAGGAGCGGTCAAATTAGAATTTATAAGATTAAGTATCTTACTATGATCTACCCTATTTACTTCAACACTATTGTTGTATACTACTTTCTCAATATAATAACAATTAATTGGAACTTTAACGTTTGCTCCAAGCGCATTATACTGAAGCGTATCATACTCAGAAAGCCTATCTATTACCTCTGAAATTCTTTGTGCTATATTTGAGTAACCTTCTCCGTGATAACGAGCATTCTGTTTGACTATAGCGTTGCTATAATCATACATATACTTTTGAAATATATCTAATTGTGCCTGTCTAGCGTAAGCATTGAACTCCATAGGGGTTATATATCCCCTATTATCCTTGTTCAATATAAACATAACGCTATTACGAACCTCGTTAATCATAGGAATGCTTTTTACAAAGATAAATAAAAAAAGGCACTTTGTGAGAGTGCCTTTCTTAATGAATTAATTACTATTATGCAATAGCAATGTTAGATACTGCCACTGGAGGAGCAACTGTATAAGCTACATTTGTCCAAGGTGTTTCTAAAGCAGCAATAACTTGATTCTGAACGAAATCTCTGAAATCGTCATTTGCTACAGAACCATGTGTAATGGTAACAACATCAGTGTTAGCATCAGATGCTTTGTAAGCAATAGTAGTAGTTGTAGCAGTTGCTTGCTCAATCAAAATAATTCCAGTACATGAAAGTAATTGATATGTACTACCAGAAATAGGGAATTTTAAAAACTTTTCCATTGTTAAAAAATTTAATGGGTGAATAATGCTACAAATATACTAATTTTCAGAAAATTTATTTTCTAAAAACTTGTATAAATCTAATCCCTCATCTGATTGTAAATAAGCAGACAATAAATACACTGGATCTTCACCATAAGGAACGGTAAGTAGTTTCTTTTTATTATCCTTAAGATTAAAATAAATCTCCTTCTTATTATTTCTAAATGCTAAATACCCATCAGATAATGCTCTAGCCGCAAAACTTGTTACTTTAATACTTGGATCATTTACAGCTCCCATAAAGTCTTGAGGATATCTTTTAGCATAAATCATCATGTCTCTTCTAACTTCTGATGTTTTCATACTATCAATAGATCCACCTAATAATAATCTTGCAATTGGCTCTAACTCATCAAATGCCATTTCTCTAGCAATCAACTGAGCATCAAGCTCATCATACATTTTCTTTATGTCTATTTGAGCGTCTTTTTCTTTATCAAACTCATAGAACTCAGTTCCATTACTAGGATGATAATATAAGAACTCCTGAAGCACTGGATTATTTTTGGGAACTTTTAATATTCCATCTTCAAATACAATTGGTTCTATTATTACATTATCTCCTTGTTCATCTTGAAATGGAGAGTTTGAATTTCTAGCATAACGAAGAGGTCTATTGGAATTAGTTTCTTCATCATAGTGTAATAGCCTTTTTCTAGGCGTATCTCTTGATGCTAAAAAATAAGTTAGTGGGGTTTTTGTTGACCTTAAGATATAGACTCTATCTTTTGGTTCTAGTACAGATTTTCTTGTTGTTTTCATTTGATATAATTTAATTTATTAATAATAAAAAGGGAGAGGCACTAGGCCCCTCCCGATTTTTTCGATTATCCCTTGAAGATAACGAAGTTGTTAGCACCTAGTGTACAAAGAGCTCTCTCTGACAAGAAGTTTACTTGCATTGCATCGAGGTCGCTAGTTGCAGCACCACCTGCGGAACCAGTCATCCAAGTTTTGTATCTACGATCTTCAGCCTCAGAAGCTCGGTAACGAACGTGTAAGAATGGTCTTCTAGCGTTTTTACCAAGAACTTGGTCGTAAACAGTCATTGTTCCAGCAGGAACCAATACTCCGTTTACTACACCACCAACTAGACCTCCACGAAGAGTTGCATCGTTAAGGTATTTCCAGTCAGTTTTGTAGAACTCGTATCCTCTCTTGAATCCAGAGAAACCAAGGTTCAATGCCATCTCCTCGCTATTATCAAATAGGCCGTAAGAAGTACCACCAGCTCCGTAAGAGTTCTGAGCAGCTAACATATCATCGATATCGAAAGAGAACTGACGATTCAAGAACAATACGTTTTCTGCGATAGCACCTTGCTTGTCAAGTCTTTGAATAATAGTGTCAAAGTCAGCCAATGAAGATGGGTTACCACCAGACCAAACATTTCCTCTAGTTTCAATTGTATCAAACATACCTTGAGTACCAGCGGCACCAGTAGTGGCAGGAGATACGATAGGAGTAGGAATTAATCCAGTCCATGCAGCAGCACCAGAACCAGCTTCAGCAGGAACACCTTCAACCATCATCATTTCAAGATAATCCTCAAAACGTAGACGTGTTTCGTGCTCAGACTTCATAAACCAGTAGTAACCAGTTGCTCCATTTTCAGTTGTAACTTCAACCCAACCAACTTGAGCCATGTCAGAACCAGATACAAAATAAGTATCTTTAATGATAACTGGCTTACACTCAAAGTAATCATCCTCAGCTTCTAAAGAACCAACCATTCCGTTGCTTCCTTTAGCAAATTCAGATCCGTATACGAATGCAGTGATATCATCGTTACCAGTACTTACAATAGTACCACCACCTGCTGCATAATACGCAACATCAAATGTTAAACCAGATACCGCAGTAATAATTGCTTTATCAGATGCAGATGAAACATTAGATGACAAGAAAACTGTTTGATTAACTCTAAAGTTACAAGCAGAAATACCAGGGTCTGCAACAGTAAGTGTAGCAGTGTCGTTACCAGGATTATACGCAATAGAACAAGCAATATATTTAGTATGCAAACGACCTTGTTCTGCCCATTTAATTAAGTCAGAGTTAGAAGGAAGTTCAGCACCAACCATACGCAAGAAAGATGCGATTGATCTGTTTCCATAACGCTCAAATTCTTGCTCATAAGTATCAGGAAGATACTGATTCAAGAAATCAAAGTTTGTAATATAGTTTGTAGGCAATGTTGCCTTAACCGAGCTAGGTGTAATTAATGCACCTGGGCTTACGGGTTGTAATGTACCAGCCATTTTTAAAAATTTAAAAGTTTAACGTTTTTTAATTACTAATCTACTTCCTCTGTCTGGATCAATTACTCTAATCTTTGTGCCCTCACTTGGGGTTACTTGTGTAGCCTGTCGAGTCATGTCAATATTTTTAGACTCTTTAGCCACATTTCCAACCGCGTCTGACATACCTTTTTCATAGAAAAATTTAGCAAACTTGTCAGGGTTTTTAGCTATAGCAATTGAACGATGGAAGGATTCAGCATCTGCAAGGTAACCATTGTCATCAAGAAATTGTGAAACAAAGTTTCTCAAATCGTTTTGTTCTTGCAATAAAGCTTTTGGATCTCCAGGTTTATAAACCAACTTCTTGTTTTCATCTAAATTAAATTTGAAACCTTCAAAATTATTAGAGAAAAGTTCTTGAGTTTTTTTAGAGAAGTACTCAGCTTTCTTTCTGCCGTCTTCTTCCGCAGACTTTGAGGACTCTTTATATCTCTTATAAGCATCATACTCTTCTTTATCTTCCTGTTGAACAAACGATTCCCTTGACTCAAGTGGAACTTTGTACTGCTCTTTTAGGTCGTTAAAGTATTTCTTAGCTTTTGAGAGCTCTTTTTTCTTTGCTAATTTTTTCTTTTTGATTTCTTTTTCATCATCAAAATCTTCATCGTAACTAAACTTTTCAGATACATCAAACCGAATATCTTCTGGTTCTAATTCTGGGTTCTGTTCTCGATGATATTCAAAAAGCAAAGACTCCTCGTCCATTTCATCGTAGTTCTTATTCAATTGAATAAAATCTTCGATTCCACGTCCTGTTTCTTTTTTATACTTTAGAAACGCAGAGACATCTTCGGGTAATTCCTCATTCTGTTGTCTCTGCTCAAATAACTCATCTAAGTTATTTATGTCTCTATTGTACCTTTTACCAATATATGAAAGAACTTTATTATCATCAATATCGTCAACAATTGTTGGCGAATTATCTTCAGTAATAATTGTTTCTACAGTGTCGGGAACAGATGTTGTATCTACTGTATCCGATGTTTCACTAGTAGCGTTTGTAGATTCTTCATGTTGTTTTAGTAGTTGTTCTTCTACTTCAGCAACTGATTTTTCTTCGGCATCTACAAGCCTTACTTTAATTTCTCCTTCCATTTTTATTTAATTTAATTTTTACAAAGTTAATAAATATTATATTACTCGTTTTCGTAAAACATTGCTTGAGAGTCTTCTGTATTCCATTTCTCATATCCTTCTGAATTAAAGTATTCAGTATTTACCATATAATCTGGTTTTTCAGGGAATGGTTTAGTAACAAAAGAGGGCTCTGACCATTTTATTCTATTGTTTGGTTGTAAGGCTATCTGTCCATTATCAAGTAATATAATGTGATGACTCTTATGCTCTAATGGATCTTCTGCTAGAGATAAATCAGTATTCAAGTCATTTGATCCCCAATTTATTGTTGCATAATAACTTCCTTCGTACCATTTTCTATCTTTCATATACACCTCAACTTTAGTATCATAAACATAAGACAGGTGCAATAAAGTGAAGTTATATGAAAAACAATTCCATATCTGTAAATAATGAAATGGTAAATCTGGGTCTGGTAACTCAGGTTTAGTAAGAAGTGCATGAGATGGTAACTTATCTCTCATTACACCGTTCTCAAGAAGAACTTGGAATAATGCAGCCTGACCAGGCATGCATCTAACAGACATTATAACTCCTTGAGTGAATTCACCATGCCCACTCTTAAATTGATACATATACTCATTCCTTACAAATACTTTTAAAGGAAAAAAGTTGTGTTCTATATATGCCATGTTATCTAGGTTCGAAAGACTCTAAATCAAATCCATCTAGAGAATCTTCTGTACTTTCAAAGTCAATAGGCGGAAGATTGTTCTTTCTTTGATTAATTAATTCAGATTGTCTTGATGCTTGAATGTCAATTCTTTTATCTTTAGCTTTTTCTTTTTCATCCTCTCTAACCTTCAATTGTTCAGCATCCATGCCTTTTAATTGCATATTATATTGGAACTCAATATTCATTAGTTCTTTCTTAAGTTCAGCCTCTGCTTGCATCTTCATTATTTCATAGTTAGCTTCAGCCTCTTTAAGTTGAATTTTACTCTGAGCCTCCATCTGTAGCAACTGAGCCTTAGATTCAGCAGCAGCTTGTTGTGATTGAATATTAGTTTGCATCTGCATCTGATACTCCATCTCTTTCTGTTGTTGCTGAGATTCCATTCTCTTCTTCCTCTTCATTTTAAGCAACTCATTTGCCATCTTGATGTTCTTGATATTTCTAATATCAATGGCATCCTCTAAATCAATTGTTTGTTGCTGAAGAGCTACCTGAATATTTGCCTCAAGCATTTGTCTTTCTTCCTCATCTGGAGAAAGGTCTATAAATATACCAAAGTCAAATAAATATAAGTCTCTAATTTCATCAAGTATTGCTAAATTATACTTGCCTATCTGCATTGAAAATTGCTCAGAAAAATCTGAGTATTCCATGATGTCAGCAATACGTATTGATATACACTCAGCCATTCTTTTTGTTATGTTTAGATTGGCCTCTAGTATGTGTCTAGTAGCTGTGTTAGAGTTAAGAGCTGCTAACTTCTGTATACCAACAAGAGCGTCAGGATGTGGCATTGTACCGTCCCTAGCTTCATTGATTCCAGTCACATCTCTTATCATATTAAGATAGTGGTTATAGTTATTTATAAGAGAAGACATTTTAGCTTGTCCACTATTAGTGCTAAGTTCTTGAATAGGAATTCTAGCATTGTTAAACTCACCATCTTGAGTATAGCTTCTGCCAATTACACTACCTGTTTGGAAGTATAACTTAAGTGCATCCTCTGGATTATATGCAGCACCTGTACCAAGGTCTACCTCATTAATACCATCAGCATCAATAAATACACCATCTGGTACTACTCTTGCCGTAACTTGTTGTAGCTTTAAGTGTGTAAGCTGTATCTGATCTGCAAAAGGAATCAT